GGGAAAATACCGTAGTTGGTAATGATACCCCCTCTTGTTCAGCATCTAAAAATGTAGTTTCAAACTCTTTACCATTTTTTATTAAACCATTACCAAAAACTAAAGAAGTTGTATTATCTTCATTGACTTCTTTTATAAATCTTTTTGTTGTTTTTATAAATGACAAACTTGATGGTACAGAAGCAGAACCATCTGTGTTACTTTCAATACTTGTAGTTCTGTTACTATCTGATGTATAATATTTTTGTAAAGCAATGTTTTCTTGAGCTAAATATTCAACTTCATACCATGCATTTTTATTTGAATCTATACAAGAAATTATCTCTATAACATTTGTATCTGGTAATGTTATCTTTTTATATTGTTCAGGAGCTCCTATAGTAAATGTGGTAGATTTAGTTTCACCAGATACAGCTTTTATCGTTCTGGATGCTTTAAATGTTGATACTAGCCCTGATGCCTCATCAATTGTGTCTACTACAAATGCATCACCTGGTGTACTATCAACACTAAAATCTAATGGTTCTAAAGTTTCAAAAGTTAAATCTGGATTTGTTGTAGAAGTAACTGCTATACCTTCTGCTAAAGTTAATTTCTGTGATGCAAGTCCTACTATGTTACTTATATCTGATGTATCAGCATCTATAGATAAAGTAAATTTTAAATCTACAAAACTAGGTACAATAGCATTAGGTTTATATCCTGTAATTTTTGATAAATTTATTAAATTTCTTCTGTCTTCAGATAGAGGTAATAAAAGTTCTTTAAAAGAATCATCTACATAATAATTTAACACATCTCCTACATAAGCAGAAAGTTCTACTAACATCATACCCGGTGACGTTTCATTAAAATCTTTATAAGCTTGTGGAAAATATGTTTTTATATGCTGTAATAAACTTTGTTTAATAGAATTAAAATCTCTTGATGTGTAATTAGTAACAGATTGTCCGTATTCATTTTTTGTATCGAAATTAGAATATGCCATTAGTATGTAGCTCCTGCATTTATATCCAATTGTAAAGAATCAACCATATCAGGATTAGATTTAAATTTATAATTTATTTCCACCTTAAGTAAATTGTTCTCTGGTTGTTGTTCAGTTTTAATGTTTTTTACTTCTAAAAATGGTAACCATATAGAAATCTGTTCAATTATATCCTCTTCTATTTGTAGTGTTGTTTCAGTCGAAATCGGATTAAACAAATGTGTGCGAAGATTTACACCTAGGTCAGGTTGAAATACTCTTTCTCCCTTTGTAGTAAATAACAAACTTGTTAAATTAGCTTTAGTAGATTCTAAAGTAGTTATGGATTGATTATTTGTTTCAAATGTAATTGGTAATTTGAACCCTATAAATTCCTCAACTGAGTCTACATTGGTTGCTAAAATAGTATTTGGTATAGTGAATGCCACTTATTTATCTCCTAAACACCTCTTGTTGATTTTGCTTTTTCTTCTGCTTTTTTTAAAACACCTCTATAATCTTTATTTAAAAATTGTGACATTGGGTCATTTGGATTTACTCCAGTAGAAGGACTATCATTATATTGTGCTGATAATACATCATTCATTTTAGATGAATCGTATGTACCCCCACCTAAAGATTTCCACTCATCATTCATAGCCGTCTCATTCAGTACTTGATTCAATACAGAATTATCTGAAAACTTTTTCTTTTCAACTATCTTTTGTTGTGGTTTAGGTTTAGATTTTTGTTGCGTGTTTACTGGTTGTTTCAATTCAGTTATTACTTCATTGATTGCCATAGCAACTTCTTCTCTAACAATTTTTCTTATAATTAATTTTAAATCTGATTTTTTCATTTTTAACTCCTGTGTATAAACCTATTCATATATAAATATGAATTTTTAAAATTTTTAGAAGGTTTTTAAGTCCAAGGTGTATATCCAGCTACAGCTGGATTTGAACCAGGTGGTATACCAAAAGCATCATATGTACCTGATATTAAATATAAATGTATAGTATTTGCCATTTGTTTAGCAACCTGTTCACTTGAATTTGGTTGTGATAAAATTGAATCTAAAGCTGGTTGACCTGCAGGTGGTATTGTGGGAAATATTAATCCCGTACCGATTGGAGAGCCAAGAGAAATACCTAAAGCAAACAATTGTACAGCTAATTTTAAAATTGGAGTTGCTATAGGTAATGGAGGCTTAGTTGGAATAGTATCCAATAAATTTTTTAAAACTCCTGCAGCTGCTGGAACTCCTGCAGGAGGTGGGAATTGCATACCTAAAGCATATTTTTCCATAGCAGAAACAAAATCACCATACGTTATTGATACACCTCTTGCTGCAGCTTTAGATTGTTCTAATAATTCATTTTCCAATATTGAGGGATTTAAAGCCATTATGTTGTCCTGTTTGAGATACTTAATGCATCTGTAATTGATTCAGCAACATCTCGTATACCTTTTTGGATAGGGTTGAATGCCGGAGTATTAATAGGTGTACCTGATGGACCTTGAGTCGTGGGTACCGTTATCGCAGTGATATTACTTATCAACTGGTCGAGTTGGTCACATAAGTCAACTATTTTTTCTACCATAGTATCACCTAATACCAGTGGTTCTGTTTCTTCATCTAAATCCGACCCCAATCTAATTTCTGGTGCATTTATATCAAATCTCCCATTTGAATTAAAAAGGGTGTTTTTACTCGTTGAGAATGTTAGAGAATTACCAGACCCGATATGTGTATGATTTTTAGCAGATAAAAATAAATTTTCTTTTCTTGCATTCAGAATAATTCTATCAGAATTTAGTACTGAGAAGGCACCTCTATAACCATAAATAGTCGTTTCAATATCAGTATCCGATTCTCCTTCTCTTGCTTGACCTCTACCTAATGGAGTTGCAAATGTTGTTTTTATAGTCTTTATCGGGTCTTCGGTTGTCTCGTCACCTAATTGAAATGAATATGGTACCTCTAAAAGATTCTCATCCTCAGGCCTAAAATGTTCTAAAATACTACCTTGAGAAAACATAGCAAAAATAGAACTATCATTTATACTTTCAAATGATTGATTCGTATTTCTACCATTATCGATTACAATATTAGGAAATTTATTTCTACTACCTATTCGAATACTATTACCATGTCTACCCTCTAATATCATATCTGTATGAATATCAGATAAAATATCCTCACCTGTTGAAGGAGATGGTATTCTGGTTGCAGTATTTGTTGGGTCGTCTAAATCTGGTTTGAATTGTTTTATAAGGCGATTAAATTTTGCTGTGTATGGATATGTTTTAGATTTTTTAGGAGCTCTTCCTGTTTTACTTATTGAAGCTATCTCTGATTCAGTCTTTGATGGTGTGTTAGATACATTCAATGGTCCAAGATAATACCCCACATCACCAACCATCGTGATTAAAACTAAGTCTTGTATGTTAACACTATCAATCACACCTCTCATTAATGGACGATATTTACGAGTATCCATACCATCGAGTGTAACATCATCTGTCAGTATATTTTTTTCTACAATTATACAATTGCTTTCATTATCATTATTAGTAGGACTAGCAACTGCTTCTCCAGAGTTAATAACATATTTTACCGTGGCGGGTATGAATTGAAGAAAATTATCTTGGACTGCAGGAGTATCTAAGATGTACTCTTTACCACTTACTTGATTTGAATTTTTAACAAACATTATTACGCTTCAAATCCAGTAGTAGAACTTTTAGATTCTTTTTCTGTTCTTATCTTTTCTGCTTTCTTTTGAATATCATCAACATCATCTTGTAATGCTGCTATCAACTCTTCTTTTTCACTTTCAGATAATAAAGTACCATCTTCATCATTGTTATTTTTACCAAGTATTCGTTGCCAAACACTAGCTAATTTTACAAGATGTTCGTCATTTTTTATTGCTACTTCAAATAATTCTTTTATCAGGGGCGTTATTAGGACGGCATCATCCATCGTCTGAATCATGCCGTGTATTTCTTGAATTAATAAATCAAGTTGTAGTTTTTTGTTCTGTTGATTTTCATAAATATCTCTTGTCAAATCTTCAAAAGTCTTACCATCAAATATTTTGTTTTTATCCATATTAAATCTCCTATATGAATAAGTATGTAATTTATGAAAATTTATCCATTTTAGAAAGTTTTGTTATGCTTCCTTCTGTATAAAAATTATTATGAAGTACTTTCATATGTTTCCTCATAATGTTTAAAACTTTAGTTATTTTTGCCGTATCAACATTAGTCATTTCTCTAAGAAGGATATATAAAGCTTTTTTATTAAAATCTTCTATACTTTCTCGAACTTTCATTAAGTCAATAATAGCATATGCAATAATTCTATCTTTATGTTTAGAAAAAATATGTGGTACTTTATTTTCAAAATAATCTATTGTTTCTTCTATAAAAATATTTGCATCCTCATTGACTAATTTCTGATGAACACCTTTTGCATTATCAATACTAGCATGAGTTTTTAATTTTTTATAATTTGCATTATTATTTAATATCAAATAATTTTTTATAACAACTGAAAAATAACTAAATGCCTTTGAACCTTTATTGTGGTCATATTTATGCATATTTAAAACTAAAAAAGATATACATTCGTTCTGGACGTCTTGAAACGAATCGTCAAAGTAACTGAACTTGAAAGTATTTATTATATTTTCCGTTAGTTTAAAGAAAGGATATTCTAAGTGTTCGTTGTATATTTTATTTTTTACAGATGGTCTATCAGTAGTATTGTATCTTATTATTCCTCTTTCTGTATCATCTGTCCAATAATAATTCTTAGTTTTTTTTCTTCCCATTATTTTTTCTCCTGTTCTGTTTCAAATAAACTATCTAATAAACTTTGTAATTTTTTTAACTCTTCAAAAAAGAATCCTGTTTCATCATCAGATTCATAATGTCCTTTAGAATCTACAAGTTTCATTTTTTTGGAAGCAAAATTAATTATATTTTGAAAATCCATTATTATATTTTCATATTGATTTATCCTTCTGAGTGCATAATACAATGTGACACCTAAAGAAATTATTATTATTGTAAGTATTATTTCTATTATCATATCTTATTTACTAAACAGCTCGTCAAATGCTTTTTTCATGCCGTCTACCTTCTTTTGTTCTTGTTTATTAACTACTCTTACCTGTACAGGTTTAGAGTCTTTACTATCTTGATGTTTCCAATTCTCATATTCTATTCTTGAAGCTAACATATCAGCTTGGTGTAGAAGAATTGATAAATTTGATTTTACTTTATTCTCATCAAGATATTGCATCAAATAAGTTTTATTAGCTTCCTCATACATTCCATCTGTCAATCTTAAAGCTAAATATTCGTTCTCTGACATCGTTATACCAAAATGATTTAATAAATAAATTGCTCTATCTGTAACGGTCATAAAGTTTAGTTCTTTTCCTCGTGTATAATATTTGCCTTGATTCTCAATATGCCATTTCGAATCATTAGGTACATAGTAATCATTTTCTAAATCACCAACCTTACCTAAGTCGTGATGTAGAGCTGCAAAAATAACTTCTTCTTCTGTATAATCAATGTGAGCTCCTAATTCTTCATATAGAGTGAATAATCTTCTTGAGATTTCTGTTATGTGTAAAACATGCTCAACGTATCCACCTATGAAACAATTATGAAAGTGTGCAGTTCCTGAGGCAGGTGCAAACATCATTCGTTCCTCAAAATGTTTATACATTTTTAAAAGTTTTTCTTTTCTATCATCAGAGAATATTTCTGAGACAATATTTATTAATTTATCCCAATTCTCTTTTAGTTGTGTTTCGTTTAATTTTTTCATTTTATTCCTGTTAGTTATTATATTAGTTATTATATTATTATATAGTTATTATATTATATAGTTATTATATATTATATATTATATTAATTGTATTAATATTATTACTATAGATAATATAATACTTATTAAATGTTTCATTGTTAATCCTTCTCCTAAAAAATAATAAGTTAGAAAAGGAAAAATTAAGTAACTAAGACCGTAAATCAAGAACCTCAGATTCCACAAAGAACCTAATCCTAAATACCCAAACTCAGTTACTTTAAAGAAGATATAACTTATTGGCATGCCTATCAAACATATAAGAAATGTATTGTTTCGCATGAACTCCCATTTTAGTTGTCCATTCAATTGAAACCACACTATTATATTACCCAAAGTAGCTAATAAAATAGTATACAAAATATATTTATTCCAGAGCATTATCCAGATTTTCTCGCATGTCGTTTTTGTGCTTTAGACATTTTATTGGATTTTGTAACCATTTCTAATTTACCAGTATCTTCATTTACTGCTGGTTCTTTATTTACATCTCTTACTTTTTCTTTCCATACAGATTTAGATACATATCTCCATCCATCGTGATATAATTCTGATGCTTTTTCGTCTGTTACTCTTTTAATATTCTTACCATCCACACTCATAATACATTTCATTGTGCTTCTCCTATTTATGTTACTTTAAATATACGATGCTTTTCCTATATAAGTCAAGCTTTATTTTTTAAATTTGTAATGATAATTTGCATCAGCAGAACCATCAGTTGGAGCATCTAATCCTTCATCGTGAATCCACATTGATATTGTCTTTTCAGCTGATACTTCATCCATTATATTAAATGTATCGTGGTATCTTTTTAATAATCTTCTTACTAAAGAATGTCGTACAATATCTTTTTCTTTGAAAGAAGCTAAACCAACTCCATGTACACCAGCGAATCTTTTAATTGCATCTTCTAATCCACTCTTACCATGTTTAATATCTGATTGAGCTAAATCTCCTGTGATGATGTATTTAGAACCTTCACCTAATCGTGTTACAAACATTTTTATTTGTTCAGGTGTAGCGTTCTGTGCTTCATCCAATATAACAAACTTATCAGATAAGGTAATACCTCTCATATAAGCCATTGGAATAACTTGAATTGTATTACTATCTTTTAAGACTTGTAATCTTTGTTTACCAATAATCTGTTCCAT